AGACTGCATCGTGCCCGGCCTGCGGCGCTGCGGTCAACGTCCATCCGAGATGCTCGGCCAGATACCGGCTGAGGCGCGGGATCACCCGATCATCATTCGGATTACGACAGACAACGTTGACACGCAGCGCCATGCTTATCTCCTATTCCTCAGCGTCGTTCTAGCTACCGCCTTCCAGGTCGATCTCAATGAAGGCGCTCGGGCGGATCACGCCAAAGGCCGCGCGCATCTCGGCGAGAATAGCTACCATATTCCGTATGAAGAAGTCGGCGTGGCTATCGCTCACCTGGATGCTGGCTGCCTCACTATCCCATATCACGGCCTTCCGGAAGTCACCCATCAGGGCGGAACCCTCGGTGATCGTCTGGCTCTCGACAACCGGTACGCGCCACACCCGTTGGACGCCGCCCTGAGCGGGCCCACCGTAGTAGTAGCGGCCGTCGTTGTCAGTGAGCAAGTCGATGGTCTCGGCATCGTTCGGATGCAGCACCAGCGCCGTCGGGAAGGATCGCCCAATGACGGCCAGTGCGGTGCGTGCCTGGCGGATCGTGGTGAGGATGTCGATGTTGAACGCCTGGGCCAGGATGCCGGCGGTGTTCAGAACACCAGTGTAGTTCTCCCCTACACCATTACCGTTCAGGACCTGGTCCTCCAGTTCCTCCATCAGATCGTCGCTCAGCTCCTGATCGATGATGCCCCGGATCTGGGACGCATCGGAGAGGGCGCGCTTGGTGGCCGGGATCCAGACCGCGATGGTCCTTACCGACTCTTGCACCTTCTCGAATCCGATGGCGCCTTCCGGCTTCTCCCCGGTGATTGCACCGGTCACAGAGCTGTCCGAGTCGGTGACGTTGGCCTCTGGGACGGGCTCGGCCTGCTGTACCTGGACAGTCTGCCGCACAAACTCGACCAGATCGCTCGTGGTCTGCCTGCGGCTGATGAGATCCAGGACATTCAGCGGATAGCGGCCCAGAGATTCGTAGATGCCGGTATAGTCGGTTTGCACGAACGCCCCGGCAGAGGTGTCACTAGCTCCGGTCACCAGATCCTTACGGATCAGGCTCTTGAACTCCACCGGCGGCGAAATCAGACCGCGCGCCCCGTCAGGGATGCGGCCATTAGGCGCCACCTGCGACATCCACGCCTGAAACTGCGCGCTCTTGACAAAGCGCTCGCCCAGGGTGCCACTCGGTGCAGGCGTGCCTGCCTCTGGACTCTCACCACCCTGCGCTGCTCGAAACTCCGCGCTGAGCGCGTCGATCTGCTTGCGCATGTCAGCGTCCTGCTCCGCCTCCTTGATTTGGCCCTTGACCTTCCCGGCCTCCTCGAGGAGGTTGGCGACCTTCTGCCGCTCATCTGGCGTGAAGTCGCGTCCGTCAGCCTCTGCCTTCGCGGCGACGTCGCGTGCTTCCGTTAGCAATTGCTTCAGTTGCTGTTTGAGTTTTTCGAGATTCATCTCATTCCTCCAAGGTCATGATGTCAATTTGAGTGCCTACCACACTCGGAGAAACGCCGCTCGGCTTACCGTCGCCGGATGGCTCGCCATCCGCTCCGGCCTCGCCTTCACCGCCCTCTGAGTCACTACCGTTTTCCACCTTCAGCCGCATCGCATTGAGAAACGCGCGATCCTCGGCGGATAGCCCCTTTGGTATGGGGCCCATGAATGCCGCCTCGAAAAGATCGCGGATGCGCTGCATGTCATCATCTGTTAGGGCGTCGCGGATGCCCTTCAGCGCCACCGTCCGCGTACCGATCCCGGCGCCGCGCGTGACCGGCGCCACGCCCCACACGTCCAGGCCCTTCAGGAAACGCACGCGCTCGCCGTCGAACTCGCCGCTCTCGGCCTCCTCGATGTCGAAGGTATAGCTCCACTCCTCGAGGCCCTCGAGGCCCTTGAGCGTCAGGTAATGATCCTTGCCCAGAGCTGTGTCCAAAAAGAATCTTCCCTCGATCCATGCCTCACGCTCGTTAGAGTGGATCACCCCCTTACCCACCGGCAAACCCCAATCGTGATTCCAACCCTCGATCACGGCCTCGGCGCCTTCCTGGAACGCGCCCGGCTGGGTGACGTCGCCGTCGTGGTCCACAACGTTGAATTGCGCGAAGACACTGCGAAACGTGCCCTCCTCACCGTCCGCCTTCAGGACAATCGGAGCTCTAAACGTCTTGCGGTTCATTTTTGTCATTGCTCTTTTCTCCTCAATCGAATGAAACCGAGCACATACAATTCGCGTTCTCGTCGGCTCCACCGGCCGGATCACCCGGCCAGCGTTGCCCATTGGGGAACGTCTCTCGGATACCAACTGTCATCCCATTCATTGCCGCGTGGCTGTCCCGCGGGTTGCCACTGTTTACCTGCCAGGTTTTGGTGCGCAGCCCGGAGGCCGCAGCCCCTTCTGTAGCCCCGAAGTTGGTCGCTGTGGTGACCGCCGACACTGCCTGGCGCACGGCCCAGACGCTGACCGCCAGTGCAAACAAATCCTGTACCGCAGAGCGCGGTTCGGGCTCCCAAAGCGCGGCCTCCAGCTCGTCGCGCGTGAAGTCGTTGATATAGGCGGCCTGCACTCGGCTGTGCTCCCGCAGCCACGGCTGCATGCGGCGTTCCATCTCCTCCAGATCGAGGTCGGTCTCCAGAGCCCCGACCACCATCTTCGCCCAGGTGGTCGCGGTCAACGTGTTCAATGAGTAGAGATCGTCGGTTAGTTCGGCTGACCAGCGCTCGTCGTCATACCAGATGTCGCCGATCACGACCTTGGTGCCGGCGGGCTCCCGCCCGGCAGCCTCCGGAATCCGGCTCACGATCGCGGCCTCCTGCCGCCGGTAGTGGCGCGCCAATACCTGGCGCCACTTCTCCTCATACCGCTGCCGCAGCTCCTGGTTGTGCACGTCCAGCACCGCCTTCTGTTCGGCCCCCTCTATCGCCTTGCTCCGCTGCTCCGGCGCGCTGTCCCGCGGGCTCGCCTGCCCGCCGATCAGGACGTTGAGCGGCGTCACCAGCACGTCCCCGCCTTCAATGGAGGACATGTTGTTGCGCGCGCGCGCCTCATTCGCCGTCATCCACGGCCGCCCCACGGCACTCTGCAGCGCCTTCGTCTGCTCCTCAAACGACCCGGAGAGCTTCTCCTTGAGGTTAAACTCGCAATAGACGCCGTCGGTGTCCTCAAACTCCGGGAGGAGCTGCAGACCGATATCCTCCTCGATCATGCGGAGCCAGGGCCCCAGCGCGTCCTGGTAGAGGTTCTTGTGCTGTTCTTTGATATTGCTGAACGTAGCGTGATCCAGGATGCCCACCATCGGCAGCGGGATGTGATACGCTCGGGCGACCTCTTCCCGCGTCAGCTTCCGGCCGGCGAGATACTCCGACTCCTGCGCGTTGAACTCAACCTGCTTCCAGGTCATGTCCTCCTCAAGGATCGCGGTCTTGCCGCTGTTGTCGCCGCCGGCGTAGAGCGCCTCAAACTCGGCCTTGAACCGGGCCCGCGCCGCAGCCGACCACTCCGGCGCCGTCGACGGCCGCTCGATCACGCCGTGCATCCGCGCCGCGTTCTGCCAGAAATGCTCCCGGTAATCCCCGGCCGCATGCTCCTCGGCCAGGACCCGTCGCAAGGTCTCCAAGGGCGACAGGCCGACCACCGTGCTCTCGGCGTTGTATCCGCGGATGTGCACCACGTCCGCCGCCGGCACCTTGATGATCTTGCCCGACATGCGGATCTCGTATTTGCCCGGCACGAGCCCGCCCTCGACGTGCATATACTGCGGCGGGATGCGCAATAGCCCGAGCGAGTCCTCGGTGCGGATCTTGAGCCAGTAGGCGTTGAAATGGACGCCGAGGTCCGCGACCAGCGCCTCGATGAGCCGGTAGCGCGTGACCTTGTACTCGGCCGGCAGCGGGAGCGCGATCACCTGCGCCAGCGGATGCTCCCGCAGCCGCTCACGGTCGGTGTGCGAGACCCGGCGAAAGACGTGCAAGCCGAGCTGCGCGATGTTGCGCGACAGGAAGTCGACGCACGTGCGCACGCTCGGCTGCATGCGGTAGATGGCGGCATAGTCGTAGGTATAGCCGCTGTAGAAGCGGATGCTGCCGTAGCTGTTGGTCGGCCACCAGGCCGGCTGAATGTCCGCCAGCTGCCCCCGCGTCATTATGATTGCCATACCGTCACCTCAGCCTACCACCTGGATGAAGTCCACATTCGCCGCAGGGATCACGACCTCGCCGTCGACCG